CAGTTTACCATTACGGCTATATGAAAATACTGCATCACCATGGTCATGTAACATGACCATCATCAATACCCTGACACCATCCAACTTAGGCTCAAGGCGTTTGACTCCCTGCATTTCAGGGCGCCCCTCACTGTTAGTAGCAAGTTGGCAACCAAACACAGGAATTTCATAATCTGTTTTTTTACAGATTTTGTTAATCGTTTTTTCTGACACACCAGCACGAAGGTCACGCTTAAGTACAGGAGCCAAAAATGTATTCCATTCTTCGCTATCAAAACGCTGGCTCATATCTTCAATATGATCCCTAGCAGCATTACCAGTCAATGCCCGTTGACCAAGATTATGTAGAAGTTCATTAAACTCTTCCCAAGGATTTTCAGCATCAGTGATGCCGACTGTATTAGGGATTTGGCGAACACCAAATGTTACATAGGGGTTATAGCAAACCTTGGTCAGCGTAAGAAAATTGATAGCATTTACACTACCTAGGACACTTGCCTCGAGGGCTTGACGAATAACATCTTCCTTATGAAGGCGGCTATCACTCTCGTTCAGTTTGTTGATCCAACTTGCACTCATTCTTTTTCTCCTTTAGTGATAATACTCACCAATTGGCGATTACGTTCATCTTGTTCTTTACGCTCACGGTTCTTATTGTGTTTCTGACCAAACAACATTTGGTCATACTTTCGTGCCCATTGCACTCCAGTCAACCAAATACGAATTTCATTTAGAGTACCAACCATCACTTCAGCATCACGGCTGTAAATTGGAACACTATCAGCGTCCTTAGGCTTAACACCGGCCCGATCACCTATGTCACTGCCCCAACCATGTTTAGGAGCAGAGAGCATAAGACCAATTTCATCTAATTCCGATTCTAATCTACGAAGTTCTAGTATTGCGTTGTAGCCTGCCATGATTACCAACTTGAATTATAAAAAACTTTCAATCCTAGGAACAGTTCTGCTTTAGCATCTAAACAGAATTGTAGATCCCGTTCATAGTATACATCATCCGAGGGATTTCCAAAGAAAAACCCTGCGGTAGAAGGAAGCATACCATGCCTAACTGCCCGTTCAAGTGAGTCAATATCTTCCCAAGTCAACTCAAGTTCAATTCCATTGAACTCGGCATCGTCATACTCTATTCCAGGTTTACCTTTGCTAATCCAAAGTTGCTTCATCCAACCATGCAGATTGGGATGTTTACGCCAATATGAAATTTCACGGGGCGGGGGTGTTGAATCCCTATCCAAACTATTGTACCAATATTCGTGACGTTGACCGGGGCGACCAACATATGCGTACATATCAAGACCCATTTTATCCTCTATCTGTTTGCGTTTAAATTTTATACACACTTGCCAATATATTTACTTAGCAAATAAGTAATAGAAATCACCATGGTGATGATTCCTACCACTTGTATTGTCCGCTCTAACTTAGACAACTTTCACCCGATTGAGTTGGGTGCTGTTATCGCGGTGAGCCTTGACCGTGCCCTGAGCGACAATCATCTTACCAGTTGGGATCGCCTCGCGGTAGCTGAAGAACACTGCCTGATCGTCACTAGTAATACCAGTGATAAAGAACACGTTCCACTGTTGGCTAAATACGCTACGGACAACCTCAACCGTGAGTTTGACCTTATCACCAACGCGGCCGACAAATCCACCAGATACGCTTTCAATCTTACGGTTAAGTGTGTCACGCTTAACTGCCCGCTCATACGAAGCAGGAAGACTTGCGATCACCGCAACATCGTAAGTGGCTTCGATAACATCACGGTTAGCGATAACCATTGCGTTGTTGTCAAACTCCGACAACATCTTGCCTTGAAGGATTTTGAAAGTGAACCCTTTGTAATACTTGCGAACAGCCTCAGCCTGAACGCGGTCAGCGTCGGTGATCATGCTAGTATCGGCAAGCAACCGATCAATGATTTGACGGTTAGTTTGTTTGGTCTCAGCCTGCTCCAACGAATTGGGCAGAATCTCATCGCAAGTAGCATATGAGGTTACCATTTTAACATACTCACCGTTGATGCGTTGAGCCGCGCAAGCAGCGGACCAAACGGTGTCAGCGTCAAGATTCAGAACTGGGCGTTGATAGCGAGCCATTTGTTTCTCCGTTTTCTCAGTGTATGAATACATTATACAGCCGAAGCCATTTATTGTCAAATCAGAGTATCGTCGTACCAGCCATGACCGGCTTCAAAACCCGCAGCCTGTACCAGTTCGCCGCCGACGCCAATATATCCTTCCCAATTTCCCGTAGTGTCATCATACACTTCCATGGAGAAAGTGTCGGCCTCAAACAGGCTGAAGAAGTCTACCGAGTTCTTGTAAAATGCCTGAGTCATCATGTTCGTACTCCGTTTTCTCAGTGTATGAATACATTATACAGAGGAAGCCATTTATTGTCAACCGTCAGACGATCCCCGTAAGCATCATACACAGCACTACGGCATACCCAATTAAAATAAAGACCATAACCTGCTTATCTGAAATCATGATACAGAACCCTTAATAAGGTAAATGAAAGATAAAATTAATATTGATGCAATGATTCCAAATGTTGAAATCATAACAACAGGTTTATGTAAATGTTTTAAAAAAGTTTCAATCATCGTTATTTTTTAAACCATTACTGTGTCTATCGTGTTCTTTGTCAATATCCTGAAACAACCGTTTCTCTTGTGTTGTTAATTCTTTAAAGAGTTTTCTTGGATTACCGCACATAATACAATTAGGATTACCACAATCCAAGGCATGATGTTTGGTAAATTTATGAGGTTTATCTACAGGCATTCCTGCCGCTTTAGCAATCTTAACTTGTTTTTTTACGGCATTTTCATCTTTAAGTAAACGTTTGGAATGCTTGAATTTATCTTCTTCGGTGCTCATTATTAATCCCCTTTAGGATATTTATAAGTGTAACACTACTGAAATTAATTGTCAAGCCAAAAAAATACCCCCTTTCGGGGGCTTTGGGGGCTAGGTGCCCTTACTTCTTAGCGCCTGCATTAACAAAAGCATACATTTTTTCTGCTGTGGCCAACACTTGTTCAAGACCTGGGAACTGTGGCATACCTACTGTGGTAACAACCTGTCCTGATTTTTCATCACGCTGTGCCGTGATTTCCCAACCATGGAATTTAGCGTGAAATTCTTCGCTAACTAAGCCCTTGGCCATATCGAGGATTTCTGTGCGGATTTCATAACCATTGCGGTTAAATTTTACTTCGGGAAGTTTTGGTGTGTAATCTGACATTTTTTTCTCCTATGTGTGTGTAATGTCAATCCGTAAAGTGGATTAGTCTTTCTTTGGAAAATATCTAGCCGAGATACAATCCATAGAATAACGTGCAAGGTCAACTGAATTATCAGTTAGCATCTTGGCAAATTCTGTTTGGCTATTAATATAATTATGAGCAGCCCGATTCAGTGTATGATCTTTAATGATCTTATCAGTCAAATCTCGTTTGACACCTTGGAATGCATCAATGAAAAAATTTACGCTCATTGGCGGCGCATACCATGGTAGAAAGGGATTAATCATAATGTAATATTTATCTTATTTAAATTTCTTGGGAAATTTAATTAAGGATGGACCTCAAAGTCTTTATCCCAACGTAAAAAATATTTAATTGCAACAATAAAATTTAATAGTTCCATTTTAATAGTAGTGATGAATGTTATTACGTTTCCGATAATCATAAACAACTTCGCTCCAAACTGTCAACCATTCATAAAATTTATGGACATATTTCATTATACAAATCCTCTTTTGCCATATGTAAATTGCTTGATAAGGTTATCTACATCACCACCATGTGCTGGATTGTGAGCAATAATAAATCTTTCAAGGTCTGTTTGATGACTACTAAAACGATCTAATAAACTGATGAACTTCTCTATAATTGTAAACATTTTGTGTTTCCTTTTGGTTAGTAGTAACTTATGATTACTACTAGTGTATTTAGTCCTAATATATTGCAATGCAGCAATTTAACTTTTAAAAAATGGGGAGGTTATCCCCATTTTTCGTCGTACTTCCTAAGTGCTAAGTACCTAGATAACAATAACCTAGATTTAATATAATCATTAAATTCAAATTCTATTACCTTTTTTGGTGAGAAAATGTGACGACGGTAGCCTGATTGTAAGTCTAAATCTTCAATAGTGATACCATCGTCATCATCATCTAAACAAAAATTACTTAGCTGCGGGCGCGGCAGCTGGCGTAGCAGCCTTTGCGTCTGCCTTGGCAGCAGGTGCACCTTCACTTTTTTTCTC